GATGATTAATTGATGATTATTTGATGATTATTTGATGATTATTTGATGATTATTTGATGATTATTATATTTTATTATTGTGATATTTTTTATCAAGAATATATTGTGTGATTGAGCATGTATTCTAATAGCCAATTAATTTATGCATTAATTATTGTTACATTGGTAGCATTAATTATCTATAATCGTAAACCGTCTAATACTTGCAGGATCCGAGAAGGAGTTGCTTTTGATGATCTGCCTATGGTAATTTCCGGCAGTGAAGAAGCCAGCCAAAGATCAAGAGGCGTAACTACTAGTATTATGGAACGTCGAGGTGACCAAACTGCATTTGGTAAGGTTGCTTCTAGACAGAAGTCAAAAAATAGTCAATTTGAACAAACTGTATCGCAAGCTGCACTTTTTGGTGATGCTTAATTTCCAAATAATAAATATTTTTTGACTATTTGTTGTATATAGTATATAAATTCGTTACTATTTGAATTTTAAAATGTCCATAGAAGGAGCTGCTTGGCCGTGGGAATCATCAGATTCTGCGAAGAAAGTTCCTAATGATAAAAGTTTTAATGAAGATTCTAAAGGATACAGTGAAAGTTTCTTAAAATTTCTTGATAAAGATGAAGGAGATATATACAATTTAAATGAAGAGAACCCCGTGAAAACCTCAATTCCACGTGTACCATCTCCATCACCAGTTGGTAATCGAATTGTTAAACCTTTGCCTGCAACACCTCCAATTCCTCCATCAATTGTATCAACATCAATTGGTAGCCGATTTGTTAAACCCCTGCCTCTTTCTCCAGCACAGCCAGTTGTTTTGCCACCGCCGCCATTATTCGACCCTCTAACATTACCGCCGCCGTTAGTTGACCCTCTAACATTACCACCGCCGTTATCAGCACCGCCAGCTATTGAACCCATCGCATCTAATGATGAAGAAAATGATAACACAACCCCGGGATTGATTAATTATGAAACTGATCGTCCGATTATTATTCCAACTTTAGATAGCATGAATTCTTCTAGAAAGAGTTACATGCCACCAATTGGTCAGCCCGGACAAAAAACAAATATTCAAAGAATCGATTGGTCGACGCAAAAGGATCAATGGCACAACATTTATAAAACAAGTCTTCGTGCAATGACACCCGGCACGATTATTAATCAATTTTCTGAAGAAAACAACTACAGAGTAAGTTTAAACTCATCCAGACCGCTGGATAGAATAATTACTTTAGTGAACTTTATTGATGTAAAGTTTAACTCAAATAAAGATCAACGCATAAGCAAGAGCATGCAGTTTTTAAATCGTGAAATCAAAAACAAATTAAATAAGTTACTTGGTGAATACGATTACAAAGCATTGATTAATGCGGATAAACGTGAATTACGCTCTAAACAGAATCAGTCGTTAAAACACAAATATAAAAATATTGCAAGAAACATAGAATATGTGGTTGCTTATTGTTATTACAATTGGTTAAATGAATTCAATCGTCTAAACAGACCGATTGAACTCGGCCCAAAAAATCAGGCATTATACAAATATATAGTCGAAAAAATTGACACATGCAATTGGTCGCAAGTCCATCAAAAAATCTTGTCTGAAAAAGATACAGATGGAAAAATAATATTTAAGTACGATGAATTAAAAACATTCCTTACTTGGTATTTGCTTGAACCTACTAAAGCTGTTGATTTTTGCGATATTAAAAGATTAAAAATAAAAGATTCTTTCGGTAGTATAGTATTAAAGCAAGACAAGAACTTGATATACGGAGGAGTCATCATGGAAGGTGTAAGTAATATTATCCGTAACCACGGTAAGCAAATATTGGTTGCTATTGTTGTGGTTTTAGTTTTGTATTTGTTATATCGTTTTTCGACTCATGATTCTAGACGATACGAAGAGGCGCCTCAAGTGCCTGCTAACAAAACAGGTGCATATGGAGCACCTAGTGAAGGTTTAAGAGGTTTCCGACGTGAAAACATGTGCAGATCACGTTGCGAAGGATATGTGCCAATTAGTGAACAGGAAGGCATGTGTGGCGCACCTCGTGAAGGATATGTGCCAATTAGTGAACAGGAAGGTTTAAGTTCATTCTGCGAAAGCAAGGATACTCGTGTAGAGGGCATGGTACCAACTGGTCGTTTGGATTTATCGGGCCTGCGAAACTTTGTTGCTGATCTTTCCCGCAGCGAAGGATACACTGAAAACGCACTTAATAACACTGAAATTGATAACACTCGATCGTTTGTTGAAGGATCTGGCAGTGTGACAAGCGGCAAGGTTTTGCGCAGTGAAAATCTGTCTTCGCTTGATCTTAAATTGCGTGAGAGTGTGTCTGGGTTATAAAAGATCATAAAGTTAAAATAATAAAAAATAAACTGTTTATTTTTTGCATTAATATAAGTATATTTTATATAAAATATAAACATAATGACCTCAATAGTGGCGTTAGGACAAAATATCAATACCTTGCCATTTAATTCGCCTCCGGGTTTGCCTCCAGGTTTGCCTCCAGTACTACCTCTGAAACTACCTCCGGTACTACCTCTGAAACTACCTCCGGTACTACCTCTGAAACTACCTCCGGTACTACCTCCAAAACCAAATAATCCACCGACAAACATACCAAGATCACCACCGGTATCACGACGAACAAGTGTACCTGAGGTAGGCCCGATTAATCTTCCTGGATTGGGTAAAGATGCATCTGTTCTGCAACAACAACCAGAGACTACTTCACAACAACGAGCAAATATAAATTATTCATCAATAAATCTACCTAAAAGCGATGATGATATAACAAATCCAATATTACCACAAAAAATACTAAATACTACCACATCATCAGAATATGAATCTATACCCTATATATCAAAAACAATTAAATCAAAACCTTTGCCACCACCGCCAATTCAAGCTCCTACACCTCCAATAACTCCGTTGCGTACATTTTCTACTACATATTCTCCAAAGCAACCACCTCCACTTTCACAGAGTGTAAATATTCCAAAGCAATCATCTTCACGCGCACGAGTGTCAGAAAATGTACCACTTTTTATTAGCCAATATTATTCTCTTGGTAAAAAGATTGAAAATAAACTCCCGCCACTTGGAAAGATTCAAACTTTTACCAATATTGAAGGTTCCTTAGTTGAATATAATGATAAAAACCCACAGCCTTGGTTACAATTATATGTAGACGCACTTAAAGAAGATCAACCAAGTAAAGTAATAAACAAAATAGTTAAAATATACAATATTGAACTAAATGATACAAATCCCAGAGACTATCTAAATCGCGTTTTACAATTAGTAAGCAAAATACAATACATAATCAAATATGATAAAAGTATAACTAACGAGATTCCAATTTTAAAATTATTCGAGCAGGTTGTATTTAAAATCAATTCTTTGCAGAATAGTAACGAATATACGCTCCATTTAGTTAATACTCTTCTTACTGAGAAACAAGGAATCAGACAAAAATATGAGAATATTATGCTTAATATGTTCTATATAATTTGTTACTTAGTTGAACAAATAAACTCGGGTAAATTAAAATTTAAACTCGGTGATCAAACCTGGAAAAAGATCGAATATGTTATAAATACTTCACATGAGTGCAATTGGTCACAGGTACATCAAAAGATATTATCAGTAAATAATGCACTCACCGGAAAAACATCATACGCTTATGGATCCATTAAAACTTTTCTCCAATGGTACATCGAAAACCCGAATACGTCGGTAGATTTCTGTGATATGAATCGAAGAAACGTGAAAAATGCATATGGAAACATAGTATTACAAGAAAATAAGCAAAAGGGATTTATATGGGGCGGTGACATATTCAAGTCCATAACACCATTTCTTGCAAGTGCACAAGCAAAATGGATAATTCTAGTAGTTCTTGTTTTAATATGCGTATTTATATATTTTGTATACAAGAGCAAAAATACAACAACAACATCAACATCTGCAACCACTAATTCCGCGCACAATCATCCTTCAAACGAACAATCAACCGCACCAAATGAAGGAGTGCAGGCAAATCCAATAATTAATGAAGAACCAACAAATTTAGTCCCCCTGCAAGATACAAGCTCTCTTCGAAACGTTCTTGCAACATTAACAAAAATAGAAGGCTACACGGAAAATAAACTTAATAATATTATCATCGATACCAAACATAATTTTCAAGAATATGCTTAATACCGATATGTTTAAACAACTAATAAAATAAATTATTTCAATTTGTTAATAATATACAACACAAAATGTGGCAAGAGTGTGCAATTTTAGCAATTGTCGTGGTGCTGATAATTCTCATCATATATAATCCTCAAAAGGAGTTAATGACGGCTCGAATGACAGCACCCGAAATTATTCATATGAAATATTACCATATTCCTCAATATGTTAGCGGCGATCAAATTGCCGGTCGTAAATCAGGAAGAATGAATATTCCCGTGCATCGCGTAGTAATGCCGGCTTCAACTAAAGGCGAATTTATGGGCGACTTTAATCAATTACATTTTAAGTAAAAAATGAAATGTATATAGTTATACAAATATACAGCACACCGTGACAATACATCCATGAATTGCGACTTGTGCCTTGAAACAGGTGCGATTCATATTCACACAATAAATGCACCAGTTGCTGACCTTCCAATGCAAATAATTGACCTAAACAACTATAACTTAACAGTATGTATTCGATGCAAACATCTATGTAAGGGATATTCTCAACGAGAAATATTTCTAGCTTATATGTCTGCAGTGTATGAAAAAATTCTAATGATGAATGAACAAAACACCATGTATTTCTTTGTTGCGCGATTTTTAACTTATGAAGGCCTTAGTGAAATCAAGAGACTAAGCAAAATTGAGCCAGTTGATATTAAGCTGGTGTCTGCTTTATATAAGAAATTACTTCGTAATGAAGAAAAAATCGCTAATTTAAAAGATCAACTTAAAGCCAAAGAAGAGCAGCTTATATTGCAAAATAGTCAGGAGATGATTAAACAAGATTATCTTCATGATTCTATCAATGATTCTATCAATGACATAAAAACATTAGAAACATCTCAATGTTTAACATTTAAAACTTCCGAAAATAATAAAAAAAGAACTATTTCAAACACATAAATTGTTAATTGTTAATTACCTATAGGTAATTTTCAATTAAACAATAATTATTTTTTAATTAAAATTGAATTATATCAGAGGGGTATATAGAATGTGTGAGACCGATAATTTCTTCGAGGCATTATCTTCGCAACTCAATCAAGAATGCGAAGAAATCAATATGAATTTATCTCTGCAGGATGCAAATCCTGCCGATGGCGAAGCCGTCTCTCCCATTTTATTTCCTAATAATAGCCACGTATTACAAGACGATTCTTCACAAAGTGCAAAAGATAAACTTGGAATGGTAGGCGGTTTCAATCAACAATTGGCGTCAAATATAAGCGCGCAAATTGATGAAATGACTCGACGTATTAATGATATTGATGGAGCGCCTCCTATGATTGCGGTAAACGTAGTTAAGCCCGCAGTTAATCAAGTAGATATAATGCGCAAGAATAATTTGCTTGATCCTCAATATCGCCGAGAATTTATTCGTTCAATTTGCGACACGCCAAATGATGTTCTGTCTCCGCTGTTGCCAACCACTGCCACTTTATCGGGAAACGTAACTAATATGTTGTCGATTGATGAACATGCAATTGACGCGTTTCAAACTAACGATCGCGTGGTTATTATTAAGAGCAATTTTGGCACAAAGATTGACCCCTCGTATGAAAAATACCTCAATCAAAAATCCGTTAAATCTACTCGCGGTCGAAAGCCCAAGGCCAAGGAAGTTAAGAAAGAGCGCAAGAAGCCTGGTAACGGAGACTGCTTCAATTCACAAATCACGTTCGTTGTGCTGAGTGATATTCCTAGCAAAAAGAAGAAAACAAAGTCCGGCTTTGTTGAATACAAATTCAAGATGTTTCGAGAGAACAAAGAGCAGCTGCCCGGTGCGCATCCTAATCATCTTGATTCAATGCTTGCAGCTAACTACGAGGTTATTGATGTATTGAACGAAGCCCTGCATCCTGGTGAAACTGATCCAGACAAAAAGATTAAGCTCGTTTCTCTCCGTGCAGAGATGAAAAACTATAAATTCTTTCTCTATATGAAGCCTAATCATATTATTGATTTGAACGCACTCAAGGAAATTCTTTACGCCGAACGCATCAAGGACTCGCTTATTGAAGCGCCTTCTGAGCAACTCAAATGCAAATGCAATGAGCGGTCGTGCAATCAATGCTTTAATCAAAATATTCTGGATAAGATTGCAGCTGATGCATCAAACACAGACGTAGCGCCGCCACATCCTCGAATCTTTGATGTGGGTTACACTTCTGAAGACACTAAACTCTTCATGCTATTCTCGACCCCTGTTTCAAAAGATCCCACGAAGACAGTGCGCGTAAATGTATTTCCGGGTAGTTCAATCGATGCTAAATATTCCGACGATATTGATATTAAAGATGGTACATATGGCGGCCGAATAAATATTCTTGGTGCACATAGCGAAGAAGTTACTATTCAAATTTATGAATACTTGCTATACATATTCAAAAAATATTACAACAAACTCGTGGTTAGCACCGAAGTTCCTGTTGATGATGTTGTAGAAGTAATTACAAGCGTACCATTAACAAGAAACGATTCTCGTAATATTTATCAAGGTGATTCCTATGAACTACGTGAAGAAATTGCTCGTTATTGGTTTTATCCTCGTATTGATCAGCCTAAACTATCTGCGGACGACTTAGAATCAATCACCAAGTTGTTGTTGGGCTGGCTCGGTAGTTCGCCCTTACCCGCCTACTGCGTAGGCTCGGGCTCAACTCCCGTCGCGGCGCCTTCGGAAGCTCTACAAAATTAATTCGTAAATTAGTCTAAAATAAAAAATATTTTTTTGTTGTTTTGATAAGCTTCCGAAGGCGCAGCGACGGGGGTTGAGCCCGAGCCTTTGGCCGAAGGCCAATAGGCGGGTAAGGGCGAACTACCGAGCAAGCCCAACTACCTAGCAAGCGTTCACAAGATATCCCGTCTAATTAACTCATCTATAATTGCCACAAATAATACCAAGAGTAAACCGGTAAGTATGGTACCCTTGGTTGTAGCAGTATTTCCATAACCTACACAACCATCCATCTGATGCAATATTCTATTAATAAACACATCAGACGATAAAAATATATATATAATGAATAAAAACCCTAACAATTTATAAGGTAATCTAGATAATGCACTTACAAATACAGGCGCAACATCGCTAGGAGTTTTTTCCTTCGATATTGCAATTGCTTCAGAATCTTCAGACATTTATTTCTTAATATATCCTTGCAGATAAAAAATTAAGTGCTAATAAATTAATAAATTACGAAACGGGTTTTGTGTTATTGGCTTTTTGTGCCCAAACTTGTTCGTAAGTCTGCAATTCCCCTATCAAAGAATGGATTATAATCAACAGGCAAACCGCAATAAACAATTGGTTGTTGAGAATAATCAATGCTAGTATGAACTCCGGATTCATTTGCCTCGATTAACAGAAACTTAAATACTTCCCAAAAATCTCGTTCATGTCCCCATCCTAGATTACCCATGTGTGCTAATTCATGCAACAACACAAACATAATTTCATGTTCACTATGTAGGTTAGAGGTGTGTTTATCTCTAGTGCACATATGTAGTTGTTTACCCTTTTCAACAGTATATGATGTTCCGTTTTTTCCAGTGGGTTCTGTTTCAAATAAGTTTTCATAGTTATATCTAGTTATGATTCTATCAACTATGTCATGTAGATTACGTTGTATAGGATTCATTTCTTCTCTTAATTCAATTATTCTTTTTTCGCTTGCATTAACATGATATTTCTTTTTTAAGATTTCAAGAAATATAAAACCCTTTTCATTTACACGCCTAAGCATTTCCGCTGTTTCTTGCTTATCATCGTATTTTTCTAACACATGATATATCTCTCCATTGCTTGTTTTTACTTTAAGAAACTCTCTTTTTTGAGTGTGTGCATGTATTGCAATTATAGCGCACACAATCACAACTGCAATAATTATTTTTGGAATGTCTTTTTTATCTTTCATTTTGATCACTAGTATCTCTGAAAAATAATCACTATAATTATCTGTTTAAAAATCTTATATTGTTTATTATATAAGTGATTAAGCCGTTAAGTGGTTAAGTGACACACATCAACATGAATAATTGTTTACTCAAAAATCCTCCCATTGTTCACATAGTGGACGTAAATGAAAAAATTTTACACTCAATGGTCTTTGTTGGAGCAGTACCTAAAATAGTAGAAGATGTACTAAGAACGCTTAACACAAGTAAAACAAATAAAATACCAAATGCGCATATACTAAGAGAATATTTTGGTAATTACTATAAACAGCTGCTAAATATTCCTTTGGCTACAGAAGGCGGCTCGGAAGAACCTGTGGATAATATTGAGTCATTTGATAACGAGTTAAATCTTAATGACACTATCGAAATTAGTGACAAAGATTTAATGATAGAAGACACAGAAGCACCGGAACAATTAACAAAAATAAATGTTGAAGAAAGCACAGGCAGTTCAGTTAAATTCGATAGTAATGGGCGCACTACATATATTTTCGATATTCATTTGTATCCCGAGGATAAGATATCCGAAATTCGAGACAAAATCTGCTTAGTTACTGGAATTCCAATGTATCGACAGCATCTATATTGGTATTCAGGAACGCGTCTTATGGTGCCATATAAGTTGTATGCTGATCGTATTTACAACGTAAACATAGTAGAAGAATTCAAGCGTGATAACAATCAATATGTGGCTGGTATGCCAGTGGATAAATTTCTTTATGTAATGCGAGAAGAGATTAGAGTAGAAACGATAGAGCCATTTACACTCATAGGTAGTTTACATAATAACTCAATATTTTATATTATGGACCTCGGCCAGGTAATTGCCAAAACTAAGGCTCAATTGTACACTCTTATTAAGGACAAATACTTATTTGAGTTGTTTTATTATGGATTTATTATTCGTTTCTGGCCTCAAATGACACCGGAAGTTTTCCGCACATACCTAGAAAACGAAAGTGACATTGCAAATAAATATCCAGATTTATTTCGAAGTATGTCTTGGTTTCGCAGAGTGGTCAATACAGAGCAAGAAATTATCAACGACAATTATAAATTAGCATCGCAAATAAACGACATTATCTCAGGAAAGAGTTCAATTCGCGTGGTGCCTACCATCACCAGTATGATTGCAACAACTAATGAGAAAGTAACTAATGCAGTTAATATCCGCAATATATTTGATAAATTTATTATATCTAAGTGCCATCCGGAAGTACATGCTTATGTATCACACAATGATAAAAAATTTCTGCTCAAGAAAAAGCACAGCAAAAATCAGTCAGACATAAACTTTCCCTCGGCATTTAATACCGGAATTATCATTGCAATTAGCTTGCACAAGCGTGATCAAGATTCATTTCATAGCAAGAACACTGCATCTACACTGGAAAATGAACAATCGCGATATCTATTCCTAAACATATTGGATTCGGGCAAATACTTTATTAAATCAATGTGGAACGAAGAAGACGGGCATACATTTGAATCGGTATATGCTATTATGAAGAAGTTTATTGACCCGATTATTACATCAATTAATACTCTTGGTAAATATGTATTTATTACTGGGAATAGCTTGCCGATTCTAACAAAAGCGAACATTACTTATAAATCGCTTAATATCTGCGTGTTTTGGAAAAAGCTAGTTACTGAAGCGATGTTCAAAGCAATACGTGGGCACTGGCAGCAATATTCAATAGCCGAAATCATCAGCACTCGCGGCATTCAGCAATCTAGCGTATATGAGTTTACTTTTCGCAAGGGCGCCATTGATTTTGACACAAGCATAATTGAGCGAATATTGTCAATAACGAATACGGAAAGTATTCGCAATCACTATGCTAAAATGTCTAACAGCGCATTGAAGCAAAAGTGGACGCAATTATACGACGGCCGTGTTGTTAAAATGTCGCATCGCACCACCGACATTAAATTTGATGTAACAAATATTAGGGAGCAGGAGTTTCATATCTTTTACGAGTATTTGTTACGTTTAATTATTCGAGCTAATGTTGATAAAAATATTAAGCCTATTGCTGTTAAGAAAATATCAGACAACAATAAACTAAATAAATTGCGAGAAGCAGATCCTGAGCTTTACAATCTTAAAAAATATGGCAGCAACAAAGTATACTCGATTATGTGTCAGAATCCTCGACAGCCAGTTATTTATACTGATGATGAAGTCAACAGTATGAAGAAGTCCGAGCTTCAAGAATTAGATTCGTTTTATAACTTTACATTGAATAAACCGGCATATTATGCCTGCCCTACAGATAAATATCCACATTTATCATTTATTGTGGGTGTTCATCCAAAGGGCTACTGCATTCCTTGCTGTGGTAAATCTATCGCAGCACCTAAAACTAAAAAAAATCAAATCAATCAAATATGCAGCACTACTTTTGAATATGATGAAAAAGATAAATTGCAAACAAAAAAGATATTCAAAACCAAGGTGCGCCACGTAGTTAGTTACGGCAAGGAAATCAATGTGGGTCGTATTTCTAAACTCCCGGTGAATTCTATTCGAAGTTTGTTTACTGAAAGCGATGAATCTAAGTATTTTATATTTGGCGTTGAACAACACTTCCCAAATGCATCAAATGTGGGTATTTTGTATTCTTTATCAAAGGCACTTAATCAGACTCCAGTAATAATCGTGCAAAAGATGTTGGCCGGATTGTCTCAGCAAAAACAATTATTTACTTCGCTGCTTAATGGCGCAGTTGCAGAAACTTTTGAAAATCTTTCTGTGTTTATTGAGCACATAGGTGATATCTTCATTAAGCAAAAAGAAGTGAGCTTTCTTGAACGAACTAAATTTAAGCGATGGAGTGAGCTGTTTATGGAGCTGAGTATGTATGTGTTGGACATATGCGTGATTGTGTTTAATGATCCGGATGGTACAGGAACTGTCACTGATTTGTTAATTACGGATGCATTGCGATGGGAGATGCTTTCGAGCAATAAACAATCTAATCGCAAATATATGTTGGTG